CCCAGCGGTTGCGACCGCGTTGGAGGCAGGCATCTTGACGCGTGTGATGAGTAGGAAAGAGCGACGTGCATATTTGAAGTACACAGCAGGACAAACGTTCTCGTTCGGAAAAAGGCGCGGACGGGTGCGACTCGTGGGGAAGCGCAGGTCAGGCGACCCATACACGTCTGGTGGTAACGGCCTGACAAATTGCTGCATTCAGTTAACCGCCCTGGCATATGCCCTTTCGGCAGAAGATGATTTTGAAGAAACTTTGGCAAAGCTGATTGGGGGCTGGGGCAGGACAGTAGCGGTGGTGACGGAAGGCGACGATGCGTTGATCTTCCTGTCTTCTGAATTGCAGTTTGGTCCGTACCACCTAGACAGGTATAATCGCCTTCTTCATGCGTTTGGGATTCGAACTAAGTTGGAGACGCGAAAGGGCAATTCCCCTTTGTCCCCGGAGTTTTGTGGAGTTCATTTCGTTGGGCCGGCTGGTCCGGACACACCGAATTGTCTCCCAGCTGCACGAAGGACGTACCGGAAGTTCCTGACGAGCATCAATATTGGTTCTGCTAAACGTTCGATAGCAAGCATGGCACGGCTGAAGGCCATGTCCCTGAACGCGCAATTTGGCGATATGCCGTTCTGGGGCCATATAGCAGCGGTCTCCCTGAGCCTGTATCCGCAGGGGAGGGTGACGACCCGCGATATCGTTCGGTTCGGACAATATTCTTTGCTCAGTTCCTACAACACGATTGAGGAGGTGAAAGATGCTTTGTTTGCCAAGCTGGCCCCTAGGAATGTGGATAGATCGCAATTGGAGCTCGTGGCGGAGAGCTTCAAAGTCTCGGTCGACGCGATCCTCGAAGAGATACGATATCTCCCACAAGTCCTGACAGGCCAGCGACGCAGCGCCATCCTGACTTAATCGCGCCTAGTGGTGCCTCGGGTGCAGTTTTCTTGCAGCAAGCCCGTGACACCATGCTTCATCAACTGGTTCCTGAACACTCCTGACAAGAATCGTCCCAGACGCAGTTCCCTGGCCCAAGGCGTGTTAGCGCGGCGTCTTGTGTGGTGGGTTAACGGCGGGTGTCCCTTCATTGACGGTTTCGCAGCCGAGGACAAGTCTGGTAAAACCCCGTCGCACGCTCCAATCTCTCTCTCTCGCAAGGCTAGGCGTATCTCCTGTTGTCACCCGGCAGGCGAAGGTTCCGGACGTCGCTGCAAGCCCGAGCAGTTTGACGGAACCTCTCGGCCCCATCTGGGGCCTCAAAGGTGTTGGGCGGGTGGGGTA